AAACCATTTACTTGTCCAGGATATGGTAATGCAGAAGATGTTGAACCATATAAATTATTTAAGGAAAATAATGATAAAATATATATACCTTATTTCTATGGTAGAAATAAATATGGAGTTCCAGAAATTTCTAAATTAAAAGAACCAGAAACTACTGATATTATATTTGCATCTAATAGACCTATGCGTCCTTATCAACAAGATATAATAAAAACTTATCTAGAATCTGCTTATAAAATTGGTGGAGGTATAATAAGTGTCGGATGTGGTAGAGGTAAAACTGTTATGGGTCTAAAAATAGCTGAAGAACTTAAAGTAAAAACATTGATACTAGTTCATAAAGAATTTCTAATGAATCAATGGGTTGAACGTATCAAGGAATATTTACCAGAAGCCAGAGTTGGTTATATCCAAGGTAAAACTCTTGATATCCAAAGAAAAGATATTGTTTTAGCAATGATACAAAGTCTTAGTGACCCTAGAAAAGATAAAGATTATCCTGAAAATTTATTTGAAAGCTTTGGTCTTGTAATTGCAGATGAATGTCATCATTTAGCTGCTCGGCAATTTTGTAGGTCTCTAGCAAAGTATCCATTTAAATATACTTTGGGACTTAGTGCAACACCTGATAGAGCTGATGGACTTACACGTGTATTTAAACATTATTTGGGAGATATAGTTTATAAAGATGATGAAATACAGAAATCTAGTGAAGATATAGAAATGGAAAATATTCCTAATTCAACAGTTGAAATATATATATATAAAATGGCTTCTGGAAGTATTGATACAAAATATAATAAAGAAGAAATAAATTATCAAAAAAAACCAAATATTGTAACAATGAAATCTAATATAGCAAATTGCGAACATAGAACACGATTCTTAATATCATTTCTTCCACGTTTAATAAATGAAGGTAGAACAATATTAATTCTGAGTTGTCGTCGTGCTCATATTACATATATGGAAAAACTAATTACAGAAATGGCTATTGAAAAAGCAATTCCAGAATGTACTGTAGGACTTTATGTTGGTGGAATGAAGCAAGAAAAACTAGATATTAGTGCTACTAAACGTGTCATAATCGCTACATATGATATGGCAGAAGAGGCATTTGATTGTAAAACATTGAATACTCTTATATATGCTACACCTCATAAAAATATTAAACAGGCTGTTGGTCGTATTTTACGTGAAGAAAAGAAGAAACGTACTTATATACCATTAATAATTGATATTCAAGATGTATTTTCAACATTTAATGGTTGGAATAAGATTAGAGAAAAATATTATAAAGGTGAAGGATATCCTATGAAATTATATGAAACATTAGTTAAATCTAAAACAGATATACCAGAAGTTAAATTTATTAAGGATATTTCTAGTATTGTAAAAGGTAAAAAAAACAAAAACATAAACAAAAACATAAACAAAAACATAAACAAAAACATAAACAAAAACATAATTAATAAAAAAAATAATGCAATTTTAGAAAAAGTTGATGGAGATGGAAATGAAGATGGAAATGTAGATGAAAATGAAGATGAAAATGAAGATGGAGATGGAGATGAAGATGGAAATGAAGATGGAGATGGAAAAGAAATAGAAGAATTAGATTTTTGAAAAATGAATATTTAATATTTTGATTAATTAAAAACATTAAATACAATTAACATTTATAATTACATAATCTATTTTCAATATTACTATACGAAGGTCTTTGTAATCCTATTCTCTCTGTGAAACAATACCAATTTATTTCTTTATGTAATGGTTTCCAAAGTACATCATAAGCAAAATTCCAAGGTTCTCTTTTTTTATTTAATAAATCTACAGAAGATTCAAGAATATTTATTAATTTATCATAAATTTTTTCATTTACTAAATATCCAGATGCTGTTTGTACATCAATAACTTTTGTTAAAAATGGATATTTGCTACATTTTTCTCCACTAAGTAAATTATAACTTAACATACATATATCATAATCAGGTTTATAATTAAATAATAATGCTAGATTAAAATCTAATATTTTCTTATCAACAATAAACATAAAATCATCTTCAAATATTAATACATTTTTCCATTTATTTGTTTTTGCCATTTTTAATATATTTAAATGTGATTGAGAACATCCTAATGCACCAAAATTTGGATTACTTATGGCATTAAATCTTTCAAAAGGCATATTAAATTTAGTTAATTCTTTTTCAATTTCTTCTTTACGGTCAATTCTAGATTCTAGATTAATATATATAATTTTACTAATTTTATCATAAATATTAATTGTTACAACATCTTGATTATCACTATATGTATCTTGTTGTATTGCTAGTTTATCTGTAAAACAGTACCATTTTGATTCTTTTTGCAATGCTTTCCAGACTTGGTCACACGCATAAAGCCAATGTTTTTTTGTACTTTCTAATAATGGAATTGATTTTTCAAAAATATTTATTAAACTATCATACATTGTTTCATTTACTATATATGCTAATGCATGATGTGCATCTAATACTCTTGTTAAATATGGAAAATTTATGTTTTTTTCACCTTTAATTAAAGTATAACCTAACATACATACATCAAAATCAGGAATATCATTATATAATTTTATAATTTTACTTATAAATTCTTCTTTAGACACAGTAAATATTAAATCATCTTCTAGAATTAATACTTTTTTATAACCTCTTTGTTTAGCAATTTTTAATATAGATAAATGAGATAAAGTACAACCAGTACATCCAAACCCAAATGTTTGGATAGCATTAAACCTTTCAAATGGTATTTTAAATTTATTTAATTCATTTTCTATAATTTGTTTTCTATCAATTCTATATTCTAGATTAATATAAAATGTATTATCTATATATTTACTTATATCAAATATTGATATATTATTTGGATTATTTGGATTATTTGGATTATTGTAATTAATTATATTACCATTTTCAATAAATTTTACATTATAATAAGATTCTAACTCTTTGACCTTTATATTACGATTATTTAATTGTGCTAATGAATCTAGACCAATTTTTTCACAACCATTATTATCTAGTACCTTAAAAATATCATTATATAATTCAATATTTGTTTTATATATGTTAATATTATTCAAAAAATAATAAATAGACATCCATTGGTCATCAACAAATTTAGCTATATCAGGTAAAGAAAAAGTACATAAATTATTTAATAATGAACGATGAGCTATATTACCTACATAACCGTGTATTATCCCTCCAGAACCATTTTTAACAATATCATATCTATTTTGATAAACCCCAATTTTATTTATATCTAATATTGATTTTAACATATTAGATATTAAAGATACTTGGTATTCTTGGTCATCATCGCAAAAAAATATCCACTGAGTGTTATGTATATAGTTTAATGCACCTAAATATTTTGTTGCAGGACCATAATCATTACTAATTGTAATAGTTACCTTAGTTCTATAAGGTTCCTCTTCATATAAATATTTCATATTATCATATTGATTTTTATCTAAAAAAAATCTTTCTTTAAATTCAGGGAATCTTTCATATTTATTACATAAATTAAGATATATATGTTCAACTTGATTAATTAAAGAATCAATTGTTAATTTACAATATATAAGGCGTGATGGTATAGTAGTAAAACTTGCAACAACAGAGATATATTCTTTTGGAATATTTAATATAGTATCATTATGATTTGCTTTATAAGTATCTATTTTCCAATTAAAATTTTGTTCTAGCCATGCCCAAATATTTACTTCCCAAACAATAACATTATATTTATTTATAAAATTTGGAATTTCTCTTATAATTAATTTATGCATATTTTGAACAGATATTTTATCACCAATAAAAAAACTTCCGCAAAATCGCCAATTTACATTAGATGAAATTAAATTCATTTTATTTTTAGATTCATCTATTGACCATATACAAGGAAATAACATCATATTATCTTTTAATTTACTATGTCCAAATGTATTTAATCTAGCTAAAATAATTTCTCTATTAGAAATCATATGTAATATTCCAAAATCTATCCATGCAAAATGTGTAGTATTATATGGATTCTCTATAGATGCATTATATACAAACTCACTTTTTGCATTCATTAGTATCATAAAATTTAAAGTATCATGATAATTAGTTCTTATAATAGGTAAATTTATATTACTATTATTGCTATTACTATTTTCTATTTTAATAATTTTATATGTTTCTGTATCTTCTAGATTTGTTATTTTCATTAATTTTACATTAGGAAATTGTTTTTCTAATTCTATACCTATTGATTCATATATAGATGATACATATAAACAAATAGATATTCCAGATGATGCTAATATTTTAAATAATGATATATATGTTTCAGGAGATTTATCATTACTTCTATCCTCATTTAAATCTATAAATGCAGTTACAAATGTAATTGATGGTTGTTTTGACATTTTATTATGTATTTTATTAATGTATTTTTAGTAATACATTAAAATATATTTTTAAATTATATTATTTATATGAATTATTTATATGAATTATTTATATGAATTATTTATATGAATTATTTATATGAATTATTTTATGAATTATTTTTTATTATTATATGAACTTAAAATTTACTTACATTAGATTAATAAGACTAAATAGACTAAATTATTATAATATATTTAATTATGACTGATTTTTTCTTGGATGGTGAAACATTTGAACCAGAAGTAAATACAACAGCTAATATAGAATTTCAATTAAATCAATTTAGTGAAGATGAATATTTAAATAAAAAAGTAATTCCTGAAAAAGCATTATTTATTTCAACAGAAACAATAGCAAGTATTAAAACTTATTATGAACATAATATTGATATTCCTATATTAGTTTATGGTAATCAAGGTATAGGAAAACTTACTAGTATTATAGGATTATTAAATAATATACCAAAATCAAATAATTCTATCAATATAAATAATAATAATAATTCTATTAATAATATAAATAACATAAATAACATCCATTTTTTTAAGATTCTAGATGATATATATAATAAAATATTTTATTATGAAAATTATTATTATCTAAATATAAGCATTTTAAACAATAATAATGAAATTTTAGATTATTTAAAATATATATATAAAATTGCAAAAGAAAAAAATATTACTATTTTTGATAATGATGATAATGATAATAATAATAATGTAGTAAATTCTAAAATAAAAGAAAAAAAAATTATTATCATTACACATATTTATAAATGTAATCAAGAAGCACAATTATATTTAGCATTTATGCTAGATAAAATAAATACTAACGCATCATATATATTTACAACCTATTCTAAAAATACTATTAATAAAAAAATTTTGTCATCTTGTGCATCAATAAATTTTAAACATTTGGATGAAACTGAATTTATTAAAATATTTAAAATTAATTTTAAAACTGAATTTGCAAAAGATAATCATATTTTAACTACTCCTATATTAAAACAATTTTATGAAATTTATGTAGAAAATAATTATAATTTAGGCAATACTATATCACAAATTAAATATCATCTTATTATCGAAGGTACAAAATTTCTAAAAGATAAAGAAAATAAAACATCTTTAATATCTAAAATTGCTAATAATTTTATTAAAAAGAAATTAATTTTATCAAATGTATCTGGAGCATTAGATATACGCAAATTTATATATATATTATTATCATTAAATGTTAAACCTATTTTTTTTGTTAAAGAAGTTGTTAGACAATTAAATAATAGTAAATTAAATACTAATATAAAACTTATGATTTTAAATAAAGTATCTATATTATCAGGAGAATTAATTAATTCAAATAAAGAAATTTTAATTATTGAAACTTTTTTTTATGATATTATAAATATAATTTTTGATGGTATTTGATTAGGTTTGATTATATTTATTTTTATTATTTTATTTAATGTTATATTATGTTTTCAATTTATATTTAATTGTAATAAAATTAATATATTTATTATATATAATAATAAACATATCTCTAGATAATTAAATAAAATGCCTATTAAGAAAACTAAACTTACTCACAAACATAAATCTAAAAAATTTATGAAAAAAATGTTGAGTCATAAAAAAACAAAAAAAAATATGAAGTTTCATAGCAAGTCTCATATGAAGTCTCATAATAAATCTCATTATAAGAGACATTCTAAATCTAAATCTAAAAATATTAAAAAACATCGAGGAGGATTTTCAAGTTGTAATTTAGCAACAGTTAAAGAATCTGGTTTTAGTGTTGATGCTCTTGGTTCTATTGCAGGTATTAATATTCCAAGTAGTCGTGGTGCTATTTATAGACCAAACTGTAAATCTGATTCTTCTCAAGCTATGACACCTTAATCAAATACCAATGTTGTAGGAAAATTATGTATTGATAATGATTTTGATGCAGCAGTTGATATTTCCTTTCTTTTTTTTCTTGTAGAACCACCAGTTTTATTTTTTAATTGTGTTTTAATTGGTGTTTCAACTACAATAATACCTTCTTGTGGCTTTTTCTTTTTTGTACTAACTATTACAGGCATTTGCATAGGTAAAGGTAATCCAGTATCATCTAAACTATGTGAATTATGTGAATTATTTATTGCATTACAAGGATTTATTTTTGTTCCTGAAGTTTTGACAGTTTCACAACGCAAATTCATATCTATATCTATAGCTTTTAGATGTTTATTAATATAATCGACAATATGATTTTCTAGTGCCCATTTAAAAAAATTTAATTGTCCTACAGTAGTAATAAAGTATTTATTATCTTCATAATAAAATCTTATTCTATTCCTTCTACAAAAAGGGTCAAAATTGCGTTTACTATAAGCTTTTAATTGACCTTTATAATTATTATGAACTATTATAAAGTTATCAAATGATTGTATTTCTTCAGTTGTTTTGTGAGATTGTTCGCCTTTAAAATCATTCAAATTATACAAAACATTAAATTTTTTACAATAATTTGTAACAAACCAATCAATAAGCCGAAGCGATATAGATTCACCTTTTAATATTGTAATTATTTTATTAAGCATAATTCTATTTGAAAAGAATTTTGTAATAGGAATTATAAGAAGCGCCTGTTTAGAACTAATATTTTTACAGGATTTAATTACTATATTAACCTTATCATCTGTATTTTCAACAGTAATTTGTTTTGGATTTAATATAACTGATGTAGATACTGGTATTTTCATTTGAGATGTTTTTTTTATTAATTTTGTATCTTTTGTATCTTTTGTATCTAGTTTATCTGTTTTATCTTGTTTATCTAGAGTATCTTCATCTTTCTTTTTTTCTTTCTTATCTTTTCCAAATCCACAATCATTTATTTTATTATCTTTACAAACTTCATTACTAATTTCATAATTACTATTTATTATATCATTAAAACTCATTTATATTTATATATTTTAATACAATTTCATTAGATATATCCAATTAATATTTAATTATTAATATTATCTTTAAGTTATTAAGATTATGTTAATAATTATGATTAATAATTATGTATAATTATTTTTTTATATTTTAGTTTAATCATATTTTCTATTAATCATATTTTAGTTTAATCATATTTTCTATTAAATATATTTTCTATATATTTATTAAGTAAAATAATAAGTTCTTTATATAAAATGTCATCAAAAAATATAATTAGTAAGATAAGTAATAATAGTAGTAATAGTGTAAGAAAATCAATAAAATATGTAAAACAAATTGATACACAAATAGAAAAAAATGTTGGTTATAGCACCAAACATATTATTATCGGAGTTATAACAGTTATGATTGCATTATATGTATGTATGAGAATATATAGATGGTATTTTACTACTGGATTTAGCAATGGTAACGGTAATGATAATATTGTTGTTAATTATAGTAAATCTGGTAATGTACCTGTAATGAAGCGTCCTTTTTTAAATCTTTATTGTGTAATGAAAGATGGGACTGAGAAAGCATCAAATATTGTATTTATAACACATCATTTTACAAGAGATGATTGTGAAACTGATTATAATAAATTTAAAGCTGAGGGTATTCTATTTTTGGGATTGAGTTCATATTCTCAGTTCCCTGGACAAATTGTTAATCCACACGATGTTCTTAATGACCCTAAACACAAAGCTTATACATATGATTACTTTAAACTTACTAGAGGGTGGTGTACTGTATTTCGAGAACCAATGAATCAACAGATATTCCCAAAAGATTATCCTAGAATTAATATGGCAGAAAGTGATTTTGCCAATTACGAACAACATTTACCAGACCCTGATGTAAAAAAAGAATATGATTTTATTTATATTTGTTTGAAAGATAATGACAAATGTGAAAACGGGTGGCAAAGTACAATAAGAGAGTGGGAAATTACAAAACAATGTCTGGATATAATGTGTAAAAAATATAAGTTAAAGGGCTTACTTTTGGGTAGAATTAATTGTCAGATTCCAGATAATTGTCACCAATTAATGGAACTTACAGATTTTCAAGAATACTCTACATTCATTAAGAATTTTAATAAATGTCGGTTTGTTTTTTGCGGGTCAATGAGAGATGCCTCTCCACGTACAGTTTCAGAAGGTATTTGCTTTAATCTACCAATATTAATGAATAAAAATATTCTAGGAGGATGGCAATATTTAAATGAACAAACAGGGGAATTCTTCGACCCAAATAATATTGAAAATGGATTTGAACCAATTCTAGATAAATTTATAAAAAAACTAAATAACAATGAATATACACCAAGAGAATGGTTTATTAAAAATTATGGTAAATATAATAGTGGAAAGAAATTATTTGATTTTGTAAAATCAGTTTTTAAAGAAGATGAATTAAATATTAAGTATGATGAAGTGCAATATATGAAGCCTGGTATATAAATAAGTTTTACCAAAACTTAACCAAAAGCTAGAGAGGCTAAAGCCTCTCAGAATTAAATTTATACTATATTTTTATATTTTTATATTCAATAAACTAAGTTTTACCAAAACTTAACCAAAAGCTAGAGAGGCTAAAGCCTCTCAGAATTAAATTTATATTATATTTTTATATTCAATAAATATTTTTAATATTAAAGTATTTAAAAATAATATGTAAAATATTTACAATAATAAAATAAAAAATTTTATTAAAAAATGGTGAAAATAGCAAGTTTTACTCAAACTTATGGAGAAAAACGTATATTAGAATTATTATTACTAAAATATGATACAATAGGTAATACATTTAGAAACAAATGTGATAAAATAATATTTTCATTTCATAATTGTCCTACTGATTTTATAATTAAAGGTAAAACTATTTTAGAAAATTTATATTCATCAGATAAATTAATAATTCTTGAGTACAATAATATTTCATATCTAGAAACAATTAAAAAAACATTAGAAAATATTAAAAATATGAATATAGATTTTATATTACAAATACAAGATGACCAGCATGGTATTAATAGTAAAGAAAATATAGAACAAATTAATAATATAGATATAGTATTTAATTTTATTAATAAACAACAACCATATTTTTTACATATTTTTGAAAATGAAGGTAATCCGAAATATAATAATATAAAACCATTACAAATTTTTAAAAATGAAATAGATAATTCTATATGTGATATAGAATTTTATAATTATAATACAAAAGATTTTGCAAAAAATAATATATATTCATGGAATGATGGGACATATTTTGCTAATATAGATTTTTTAATTAAGATTTTTAACATAAGAAATCTACCTGATAATGTATGGGATTTGGAACATGCATTAAAATATATTTTTGATAATAATAGTCTAAATAGATTGGGAACCAATAAATTATTTTTTAAAGCATCAAATTTACACGGTCGCAATATAAACAATACTATTAGTATTTATGAGAATTTACATAGATTTTTTGGTGAATTAGATGTTTGGGAAGACATTAAAAATATAATTAAAAATAATGTTTAATTTTTTTTAATTTTAATTATTTTCAATTAATTTTATTTTATAAAAAAATATAGTTTGTAAAATACAAAATATAAATTATAAATATAAAAGAAAAACTTTAAATTATGTTATATTGAATTAAAAAAGTATTCAATTAATTATAAAAAAAATGGAAGGAGTAAAATCTATAAAAGCATATATTATAATTGATAATAAAGTTTTAGATGCTAGAGACTATCAAGCAGATGCTTTAGAAAAAACTATAAAAGAAAAAACAGGTAATAAGATATATGAACCAATGGAATATATATATGAAAATGAAACAATTAAATTTAGTATTGTTAAACAAGAAACTAGATTGGCAGATGGTTTAGGAGTTTATGATGATTTATCATTTTCTGAAATAAAATCATTATATGTTTTTACAAGAGAAGACGGAACTAATACTTATATATCACAAAATCGTGAAACACTTATAAAACTATTACGAAATTAAATATTTTTCAAAAATTAATAGGTCTTATAATTATTATATTTTTAAAAAATTATTATATTTTATTATATTAAGTATCTAGATACATAAATTATTTATTATTTAAATAAATTTCAACTATTTTCAAAAATGCCAGTTTCACATAAACGCAAAGATTCCAAGAAGTCTTCCAAAAAAGCATATAAAAATAATAATAGTTCAAATATGATAAAAATGAAAGGTGGGGGTAGTGAGGGATTTATAATAGTTAATAATGAAGTTCTTCCTGCTAGAAAATATCAAGCAAATGCATTAGAAGAAAATATTATAAACGATGCAGTTAGCGGACCTCATCAATATAAAGAAATTAAACATAGTTATATGAATGGAACTGTTGTTTTTACAATTGTTAAAACAAATACAAGAATAATAGAATACCCGCAATTAACTTTTAAACAAACACAATTATTATATACTTTTATAAATAATGATGGTAAATCAACTTATATATCACAAGATGAAGACACACTTGTAAAACTATTAGATAATTAAATATATTTAATTATATTAAGTATCTAGATACATGAATTATAAATAATAAATAATAAATAATAAAGATTATTTTATACATATTAAAGTATTAATTTCAACTATTTTCAAAAATGCCAGTTTCTCATAAAAGAAAAACTTCCAAGAAGTCTTCCAAATCTTCAAAGCGTTCCAAGAATGTTAAATGTAATAATAAAAAGAGGTCAGTTGTTAGAAAAATGAGGTGTGGTAGTATGAATTACAATGAGTTTGTAAAAGGTAAATTATATAAAATTAAAAATAAAATTGGAATATTTAAATATATAGGACAAGATGTTATAAGAAAAGAGGATGAAGGACATCACGGAAATTATGATTATGTTCTTTTACATTTTATTAATATGAATGATAATAAAGAATTTAATATAGATACAGAAACAAAACATAAAATTGATTCTGTTGAATATGTTGAACCTAAATATTTTGAACCAATTATGAATACAAATGGTAAGTTTATCTGTCCAGAATGTAATTTTGAATTACCACCAAATAAAACATATTGGAAAAACTTTATGCATAAATTTACTTGTAGTTTGAAAGGTTTTATACCTTATGAATATAATGACAAAAAAAAATACAAAATACAATTAAATAAAGAAACTAATATTAAACATAATAATAAAAATATAAATTTATAAAAATATAATTATATTCCTAGTTATAATAATTAATTTCATTTTCAAAAATCTTTTTAAAACTTTTTTCATATTCTAGAAACTTAGTTCATCAATACCTACATTAATTCTAACTAATAAATAATATATATCTAGAAACAAATATATATCTAGAAACAAATATATATATAGAAACAAATATATATATAGAAACAAAATATATATCTAGAAACAAAAAACAACAAAAATGGATTTTTCTTCAAAGAATATTATTATAATAATTCTATCAATAATTGTTTTAAGTTTTGCATATAATGAATATATTAAACCAATTATAACTAATCTATTACAAGGTAAATCATTTAAAAATTCTATAACTGAATCATTTTCTTCGCAATATTCATCCCTCTCATCATCAAAGTCTAGCCTTTCTAATACAGTTCAATTTGATACTAATACATATCTTCGAGATTATAATAAACCAATTATATTAAATAACCAAATTGCTCTCCCAGTACTCATATATGCAAATCCTTCTGGAAATGGTTCTTATAGTGAATTAGTTGGTACATATTTCAGACATCATATTTATCCAATTCAACCAATTCAGACAATGAGTAACATTGATACCCTCTATAAATTTATTAATAATGAAGTTGATATTGCATTTATAAGTGAAGAAATTCTTGCAAGATTTATAAAACGTGATTGTAAATATTTGACTCGTATTCTAGCAGATGCATTTGAAGTTGATACTACCAAGTCTGAAAATAATTTAGATAATCCAAACTTGTTAGATAGACTTTATCCAGAATTAAATATTGAGGCAATTGGTATTGGTTTCAATATAGATTTTTACTTAGTAGTAAATAATTTTTCTAATATAATAGAATTTATGGATATTACTAAAGGAAAATCAATAGGTATTCTAGCAGATAGTTATTATTTCTTTCTTAAAATTTGTATGGCGTATGGTATGAGTATGGATATATTAAATAAAATTACCAATAATGGAGAAAATATAGACCAAACAATGGAAACACTTAGTGAAAAATTCATTGAAAATAAATATGATGCTATATTTCTAGTATTACATCCTAAGAATTTACAACTTTTAAAATTATCTCTAGATAAAAAATTGCGTTATATACATATTCAAAAAAGGGCAAAAATGGATTCACGTAGTAATCTAAATAATTTACAAAACCTTAAAAATACACAACAAGGAACAGGAAGCTCTATTCCACCACCTCCACCTAGTAGTAACACACAAGCTATATATTCACAATCCGTTATGGATGATTTAAAAACAACTAATATTCGAGAGGATTTTAACTCTATTATTAAGAAATATTTTCAACATATAAATCCAAGAGCAGTTGATTTAAACAAATTTCACAAAAGTGGTAATACTTATTCATATCTAGATACATATTCAACACGTATGATATTAGTTATAAGAGAAGGAATACCAAAAGAGCGCGTGTCATATATTACTCGTAATTATATAGATAATTTGGAAAATATTAGAGATAAAATAGATAGAGAAAATTTTAAAATAGAAATAAATAATTTCTCATCTCTAGAATTCATTTATGAAGAATTGGTGAGTTTTGATAAAGTAATACCATTAGCTGATGGTGCTAGAGATGTTTATAAAGATGAAGGACTTATTTACAATGAATCAGATGAGAAGTGTTTGGTATGAGTTTTTTGGTATGAGTGTTTAGTATGAATTTGTAAAAATTCTAAAAAAAAATGCATAAATAACTGCGTAAATAACTTTTTAGATAAATTTAATTATGCACAAATTTGTGCCAACAAACTCACCAACCATTGTAATTTTTTCAGATTCAACTTTATCTGGATAAAATGAACCAGACGGAGTATAAGTATAAAACACAGATGCTATGTGTTTTTCGGTTTCAATGGCATCTTTTAGAAAGATAGCACTCAGTTGAACTTCTTTAATGTTACCTGATAATTCGTAGCATTCGCATAAAGAAAGTTCAGAGATTATAACTCCCAAGAATTCAAGAAGGATTGGTAAACCATCACCAGGTTCGGTACATTTGAAAACCATCTTTTCTTTTTTAAGACCAGCCAAACCTTTTTTTACATCATTTGAATCTTTAAAACCGTAAACATCTAAAAGATCGAAAGGAGTATTTACTCCAATAAGTGTTTGAAGTTCTGACCTTTTTCTTGCAATATCTGCAAGATTTTCGTTTGTTTTCTTCATCCTTGTATCCATTTTAGAAATTTTGCGTATGTTTAAAATTAAAGTATAATAAATAAAATTTAAAAATAAAAAATCAATTTTTTATTATTTTTACTAAAAATTCTAAAAAAAAGTTTTAAGTAACTTTCATAAAAAACTGTCATTTATTACTTCATTAATTAATTATTTTTACCTAGGTAGAAATATTATTATAAATTATATAACTTAAAAATTGATTTTTAAAATTAAATATAACTTTATAATATTAAATTAATTAAATTATTAAATAATTAATTAACATAAACTTTTACTTTACTTATATAATTCAATATGTCTCTAGATATAAATATGGATTCTCAAAAAGAAAAATTAAAAAAAGTGCATTCTATATTACAAGACCCTAATCGTAAAATCATAGTAGTTGATGGAATTATTGGCGCAGGTAAAACGACGACTATTAAAGAAATAGAAACAAGATTTAATAATATTTGTAATAATGATAAATCTGAAGATAATAAATCTGAAGATAATAAATCTGAAGATAATAAATCTGAAGATAATAAATCTGAAAATGATAATATAAAAATTAAAGTTAAGGCAATATATGAACCAGTTGATAAATGGAAATCTACAGGTTCTCTAGAATATTTTTATAAAGATATACCAAAGAATGCATATGCATTTCAAACATTTACTTATATTACTAGAATTTCAAGTGTAATTGATGAAATATATGATTGTCCTGATGCTGATATTTATATATTAGAAAGAAGTATCTGGACAGATAGATATATTTTTATGGAACTTCTAAAAGATTTAATTACTAATCTAGAAATGAATATGTATAATGAATGGTGTGATATGTGGGCTTATATTTTACCTTTGAGAGTTGATAAGTGGGTATTATTAAATACATCTTTAGATGAAAGTTTAAAGAGAATTGCATCTCGTAATAGAGATGGAGAAAAAAGTGGTATTAGTGTTGAATATCAAACTAATCTATATAAAAAACACATTGAATTTTATGAAAAATTGGTTAATGATAAAAAACCTGTTACTATAATAGAAAGTGATATTATGGATGAGAATTTTGTTGGTAATAATGACAAAATTGATGACATAATAAAACAAATACTTGATATTGATTTGAAAGATTTTGCTGTTTCAGATGGAGGAAATGAAGAAAATGAAAAAAAAGAATTTAATATATATGAATGGGTAATGTCTATATTTTAGATAATTAATTATAAATGTTTTTATTTTTTGATATTTTTTTTTATTTTTATGTTTTATTTTTGCGAAGACTTTTTAATTTTTTTATCTAAATTATTATATTTTATCTAAATAAACTATTTTGGAGATTTTTTAGGAGAATTTTTATTACTTCGATGACTTTGGCGAGGACTTTGGCGAGGACTTTGACGAGGACTTTGACGAGGACTTTGAAGAATTATTCGAGGAGGAGTTGCAAATAATTCTGGATTCCATCCATCATCTTCATTACCTAAAACAAGTAAATTTTGAGAATTTTGAATAGGATTTTGAGGATTTACTCGAGGAGGAGTTGCAAATAATTCTGGATTCCATCCATCATCTTCATTACCTAAATCAGGTAAAAATTGAGAATTTGGAGGACTTTGATAAGGACTTTGTATAGGACTTTGATGACTTCTACGAGGACTTCTACGAGGACTTTGAAGAGGACTTTGACGAGGACTTTGACGAAAACTTTGACTAGGACTTTGACGAGAACTTTGACGAGGACTTTTACGACTTTGACTTCTTCTCGGAGATTTTTTAGACATTTTACTTAAAAACTTAGGAAGTCTAAGTTGCCAAGATGCTATATATTTTTGTTTTTTGGGTTTTGCTTCACAACAGTCAGGTCGAAACTTTTCATATATATAAGGATTTTCTTCAGTAGGATGAGGACATTCTTGATTAGGTTCTACACGTATATCAGGTGGAGAACAATCTTTATAATAATGAAATCTTTTTAAAGTTCTAGTTTTTTTTCCATTATTTTCATTATTTTTATTATTTCTTGGTCTTTTAAAAGTTTGACTCATTTGACTCATTTGACTCATTTCACTAATTTCTATAAATAATTAAACTCTATTATATACTTATATTAAAAACAATAATAAAAAATAATAAAAAATAATAAACAATAATCAAAAAATTAAAAACATTTTAATCAAAAACAATAACAAATTCTTTTTTAGAAGAATGTTTTTTAGTTTTACTAATAACAGTTTTTTCTTGTTTAGTAACAATTTTATATACTAAATATTTTTTTCCTTTTATAAATCTTTCTTTGCTATATAAATCATAATTATATGCTTTTAATATTTGTCGAAATATAGTAACTGCTTCTTTATATATTATATTTTTTATATTATCAATATAATCTTTTCTTTTACAAGGAATATAACAATCTCCTAATTCTTTTTCTAGAGTATGAAAAGTTGATAGTGTATTATGTTTATCCATATCAATTTGACTAAATTCTCTAGAATCATTTATATCTTTTAATCCAAATGCTTTTATTAATTTATTAAGCAATTCAATTGGTGGTTTATGAGTAAATAATTGATTAACAACCATAATTTATAATAAATTATGAATTATAAATTATGAATTATAAATTATAAATTATGAATTATAAATTATAAATTATGAATTATAACTAATTATTACTCTAACTACTTTACATTTAGAAAATATATATATAAATTATACTTATTACAATTTTATAATTAATATTTAATTATAATCTAAAAAAATTAATTACTTCTTCAAAAAATAATTTAATACCTTCATCTAATAAATAACTTCTGTCTTCACAAAATTCAAGTAATAATGGATATGTTGATTTATGTTGTAAATAATTATATGTATTTTGAATATTATTATCTGCACCATTAAATATTTTAACATCAATATTTGTTTTTTTTATAATATAATTTGCAAACATTTCTAATTCTGGACGATTTATATTTTGTATATCAATAATTGCAATTTGTGCTCCATCAAAACTACCTTTTGGAAAAGAATGTATATCTAGCAATAATATTTTAGTATGATGTTTAATAATATTAATGATTCTATTATTAAATGCATTCCAATATTTAATTGATAGTTCTGTTTCATTTGATTTATTCTTTTCTGACTTATTCTTTTTTAATTTATGATTTTCTGAATTATTCTTTGTAAATTCATTCTTTGATGATTTATTCTTTTCTGACTTATTCTTTTTTAATTTATGATTTGCTGAATTATTCTTTGTAAATTCATTCTTTGATGATTTATTCTTCTGTGTTTTTTTATTATTAGGTATGTTTGTATTAAGTATATATTTATTATTAGGTATGTTTGTATTAAGTATTTTTGTATAATGAGGTGTATTAGAAGGTGTATTTGTAGGTGTATTATATATTTGTCTTTGTGGTTTCATTCTATTAACATCTACATCTAATCTTGATATATGCATTTGTACTTTTGCGTGTTTAATTTTTTTTTTATTAAGAACATTTATTAAAATTTTAGAAGATGCTACAGCACGTAAATCGCACGTTCTAACTATTTTTGTAGCACAAAAACTATGAGGTATTGTTATTAATACAAACATTATTCTAGAACAAGTAAATACTAATTTATTATTTAATATTTAATAATTACTGATATTTTTATAAAAATTCAAATAAATTATAAAAAATATGAAAATTATAAAATATTAGTAAATATTAGTAAATATTATCTAATATTATCTAATATGATACAATTAACTATTTCGAAAGAAATAGATATGCCATTAGGATATACAATTATACCATTATTATTAACACATATTGATAATGAAACACTATTTAATTATGTATCTAGATACATAAAGATTCCTGATAGTTATAAAACTTTATTAGAACAAATAGAAAATAATATGAAACATAATAATCTTAATATGACAAGTTTTACATTTGAAACAAATAATAATAAAAGGAATCCTATAAAGCATACAAGTCATACAAGTCATACAAAAAAATCAAGTAGTCATACAAGTCATACTAAAAAACATAGTATAAAATTAATTAATAAAAAGCAATCTAAAAATATACATCAATTATTTATTATTGCAATAAATAACCATTCTTATAATAAAAGTAAATATGATGAATTATTGGAAATTGCTCGTGTATCTGGAAATGCTATTTTTAATACATTAAAAACTAATCAAATTAAAAATATAAATATCGTTGATACAATTGATGGTAATTATGCTAATGGTAGTAATGGTAGTAGTGGTAGTAGTGGTAGTAATGGTAGTAGTGGTAGTAATGGTAGTAATGATAATGCAAAAGAACAATCATTAACTGATTCTATTACTGGAAATACAAAATTTATTGAAGCTATGGTAGAAGGTTTATTATTATCTTCCTATAAATTTCTTAAATATAAAACAAATGAAGCATTAACAAAAGAAAAAGACAAATTTAGTTTATCTAGAATTAATATTGTATTATCATCATATTCTAAAAAAATACATCATAATGATATACATCATAGATTTAAACATTTACAAAATCAAATTAGGGCTGTCTTTATTGCAAGAGATTTAATAAATGAACCTGCTAATACTTCAAAATCATTGACATTTATAGATATTGTTAAACAAGTTATTAGTGAAAATAATTTGCCTATTGAAATTGAAATTATAGAAAAAAAAGAATTAGAAAAAATGGGAATGGGACTTATACTAGGAGTTGGAAGTGGTAGTAGCATAGAAAATGCTCCTAAAGTACTAATTATGAAGTATGATGGTTATAGAAATAATTCTAGAGGTAAAAGTCATAGTAAGTCTGGAAAACCTGAATATGTTCTTCTAGGTAAGGGAATAACATTTGATACTGGGGGATTAGACATTAAAGGAACACGGTCTATGCTTGAAATGAAAACAGATTTATCGGGTGCATCAGTTGTTGCATCTTTTTTACTTGGTTATGCTATGAATAAAGGTTCTAAAAGTATTTATACAATATGTCCCTTTGCTGAAAATAGTGTTGGTCCTAATTCTACAAAACCTAGTGATGTTCTTAAAGCATATAATGGTAAAACTGTTGAAGTTTCTAATACTGATGCGGAAGGCAGATTAATACTTGCAGATTGTCTTGCATATGTTGTAGATAAATATCCAGAAGCAACTATTATAGATTTTGCTACTTTAACAGGACAACAAGAAAGTCTAAGTTGTAAATTATTTAGTAATGTTTTATCAGTAAATAGCAGAGATGAAGTACATAAACTTATAAAAAGTGGAAGAGAAATTAATGAATTATTAGTAGAATTACCTATTATGGAAAAACACTTGAAAAACTTGGAAAGTTATGTTGCTGATATTAAGAATGTTAGTTTTACTTGTAGTGCTGATATTATTATGTCAGCCCTTTTTATGCGACAATTTATAAAAAAAAATACTAAGTGGATACATATTGATATAGCAGGACCCAGTTATAAAGCAAATGAAGTAATTAAATATGCATCGCCAGAAGCAAGTGGTGTTGGTGTTAGACTTTTATTTGCATATTTTAATTAAGTAAATTAGGCGGGAGGCAAAATAATTTCTGCATCAACAGATTCAATTGGATGTAAAACACCACTAAACTTAACAACTGCTCGATAGTGTCCGCCAGTATGGATAATATTTATATGTGAGTTCGAACAAACAGGTTCTAATTTATTATTTCCATAACAATTGAAGCTCTGGTATGGATTGTGCTCAACTGGACGAAGTTTTAATACATTTATTTGTATTATTCTGTCTCGATGAGGAAGCATTCCAAATAAAATGGCAATCAATCTTATATCACCATCGGTACAACAATAACCATTGTCTGATATTATTTGAAACCATTCAGATATATTTTTTGCATTTGCAGAACCATTATCAGGATTTGATAACAAACATCTGATAAATTCATGATTCTCAGGATTTTCGTTGAGAATGAGTAATAAATCAAGCATACAGTTTTTTAGTTCTAAAATAAATCCTTCTAATATATCAGGGTTCCAAGGTAGATTTATTCCACATTTTAAAAGGTATGATGTTAAAATTGCCCTAAATCCACAGGCACCATCACCACGAACGTCAGAAGTGTCAATAGTTATTGGGTTTCCCATAACATTAACTATTTCTTTAGCTAGTTGAAAATCACGTAAATTAAATTCCGCAGCAGCATAAAACTCAGTACAAGAGGTAATGAATAATGAAAACTTTATTATCAATTCAGCAAAAGTCACAGGTTTTATTGGGGATGAAGCTGAAGCAGTTGCGGGTGAGCCAGGGTAGAAAGGTGCGGAAGGTGCGGAAGGTGCGACGGTAGGTGCGGTAGCAGGTTCCTGTTTTGTCTTGGAACGCGTGTTTTGATAAGGGCGCATTGATTCCTCAATATCTTGCATTTTTGTAACAAGAAATTCAACTTGCGTTTCGCAGCCCTTTGAAAATGAATCAAAAAGTAACTGCATATTTGATAATGCAGTCACATCAGAGTTTTTACCAGTGTGAAGAGCTCTTTTATGAAATAAATCTAGTTTATCACTTTCACCTTTATGAATTGCGTTAATTTCTTGAATTTTTTGATTTATTTCAGAAATAACTTCTTGTCTTGGTGTTTCTTCAATTTGTTCATAAAATATGGAAAAAACTATTTTCATTCTTTCTATTTTCTCTCTCAATTTTCTCATTTCTTCCTCCATTTTCGCAAAGATAAATTGTTAGAATCAACAAAAAGTTTATAATTTTAATATTGTATAAAAATAAAAATAATTCAATTTTATGCATTTTATGCATTTTTTTCGAAAAAATAGGTTTTTATGTTAAAATTAACAAAAATTGAAAATAAAAAAAACCGAACATATCGATGCCTTCTATATATATTCTCGTATATATAATTGGCAACCTGTCGAGATAACAGGAATGGTATTTTTTTATCTCAACTGCACAACTTGTGCTTATCGATTAAATTTTATTCGGCTGAACCTTTAGTTTTCTATTGCTAGAAAATAAAAGATTAAATATATTAATGTATATAATTTATTCAATTTTTTATTTGGTTTTGTTTTTTTTACTATTTTTATTTTTTTACTATTTATGCTTTTTTTTACTATTTTTTACTATTTTTTACTATTTTTATTTTTTTATATTTTACACCTTTAGACATTTAAAACACCAATTTTAAAAGCATTTTATATATTTAAGATTTGGTATTAGGACTTTTTTTTTTATAAATTATCAATTTCAACTTTATTTGCAAATCCTTTTATTAGTATTACATATAGTATAGTAGCGCCAACAACCACTCTAACACCAACTCTAGCACCAACCACTACTCTATATATAGAACCTAATCAAACTATAAATTACCCACAAACAACATATTTACTTAGTTCTATTGATGAAAAACTAAGTGGAAATAGTTCAACAATAAAAAATATCAGTAAAAATATTTGACCTTAATTTTAACATTATTTTTATTATTTTTCTTTTCAATTATTTTAGTTATAAATTAAATAGTGTATTTTTTTTCTAAATATATAATAGTAATAATTAGAAATGATATCATTTAAACAAAAATTAATTATTGTAGTGATTATAATTATTTTTATATTATTGATAATATATTTATTATATTTTAAAAATAATATAGAATTGAAAAATACGAATGTAAATGTAAATAATAAAAAAAATATTGAATATTTTCTTGAAGAAAGTAATCCAAATTATTTAGGATGTTTTAAAGATGATTCAAACAGAGCTAGAGCTATAACAAATTATTTATCTTCTGGTAATTCAGTTAAAGATTGTGCTAATTTAGCAAAAAATTCTAACTATAATACATTTTCATTACAATATTATGGTGAATGTTGGGTAGATAATAATCCACTTTATTCTCAATATGGTAGTGCTGAAAATTGTGAACCATTAGGAGGTGGTTATACAAATCAAGTATATACTACAAACATAAAATCAAGCATTCCTGAATTACCTATTTTTTTTACTATTTCTGATTCATCTGGTAATACAATGAAATATGATAAAAACAATAATTGTATTAGATTAATAGCTGAAGAATCTGATACTATAATTTTAATAAAATTTTCTATATATAATGATACTAGTGTTTATAATAATGTGTTAGGACGAATAGCATTACAAAATAATAGTGTAGAACCTCCAACATATATAAGACATTCTAATTTTTTTCTTCAATCAAATAATTTTGAATCTAATAATGATTTTGCATGGAATTTTATAAAAGATGAAGGTATAAATAATACTTATAAAATAACTAATGATTATAAACTAAATACTAATAATAATTATAATTATTATATTGGATATGAATCTAGCAGCGATAAAGTTATAATTCTACCAAATAATGATAATCCAGTATCATCAATGCAATCTTGGACTATTAATAAGCCAACTACAACTACTCAAGCACAAACAACTACTCAAGCACAAACAACTACTCAAGCACAAACAACTACTCAAGCACAAACAACTACACAAGCACAAACAACTACTCAAGCACAAACTAATAACTCTAATACTAATAACTCTAGTAACTCTAGTACTAATAACTCTAATACTAATAATTCTAATACTAATAACTCTAATACTAATAATTCTAATACTAATAACTCTAATACTAATAATTCTAATACTAATAACTCTAATACCAATAACTCTAGTACTAATAACTCTAGTACTAATAACTCTAGTACTAATAACTCTAGTACTAATAACTCTAATACTAATACCAATAACATAGAAAATCCAACTACAACATTCGGAAATCCAACTACAACATTCGGAAATACAACTACAACATTCGGAAATCCAACTACAACATTCGGAAATCCAACTACAACATATCAATCATATAATTCAACTTGGTTAAAAAATATAGATACTCTTATAAATGATATTAAAAATATGTTCCCTAATATTTCACCAAGTCAAGTAACAGATTTACTTAATTCTGGTGTAGATATTGGTAAATTATTATTGAATAAAAATGATGAAAAATTAGATACAGTTTTAAATAGTAAAGGTATTCATATAAGTAATAGACAAAAAGGACCTTCAACTAATATAATGCAAATTGATTTTAAAGGTACATCTAATATTTATTCTCCTTATCTATACTATAATAAAGCAACTACTGAAAAATTTGATTCTGTTAAAAAACTTTAAAAAAACTTTAAAAAACTTTAAAAATCTCGATATATATTAATTATTATATTAATTATATCAATTATTATTATATTTTTAATTTATTATTATATTTTTAATTTATTATTTGTATCATAAAAAATAAAAAATAGATATAAAATTAGTATTTTATATTTTTTTATTTATTTATTATTTGTTTTATTTGTTTTATTTGTTTTATTTTTTTTTTAATTTTTTTTTTTTTTTTTTAATTTTTTCAAAAATAAAATATTTATTAAGATTATAAATATCAACTAATTAACTTTTCAATTTAACTATTATTTATATTATCTAATAAAAATGGGAGGAGGACTTATGCAACTTGTAGCTTATGGTGCCCAAGATATCTATCTTACTGGCAACCCCCAGATTACCTTTTTTAAGGTAGTCTACCGACGACACACTAACTTTGCCGTTGAATCTATTGAACAGACCTTTAATGGTACTGCTGATTTTAACAAGCGTGTTACTGCTACCATCTCTCGTAATGGTGATTTGATTCAACAGATGTATTTGGAAGTTACCCTTCCAGTTACTACTGGTTCTACTGATGGTAAATGGACTTATGGTGTTGGTAATGCCCTTATTTCTCAAGCTGAAATTGAAATCGGTGGTCAACTCATTGATCGTCAATATGGTGACTGGATGAATATCTGGACTGAATTAACTATCCCTTCTGGAAAGCGTGATGGTTATGATAATATGGTTGGTAATGCTCTTGTTGCATCTAAAGATCAATCTGGTGTTCTTGTTACTACTTCAACAATTCGTCTTTATGTTCCTCTTCAATTTTGGTTTAACCGAAACCCTGGTCTTGCTCTTCCTTTGATTGCTCTTCAATATCACGAAGTCAAGCTTAACCTTACTACTCGACCTCTTTCTGAACTTCTTATGACATATACAAATACTCCTGTTGGTACTCTTGGTTGTAAACTATATGTTGATTATGTTTACCTTGATACTGATGAACGTCGTCGTTTTGCTCAAGTTTCTCACGAATACTTGATTGAACAAGTTCAATTTACTGGTACTGAAACTATTGCTTCTGGAAGCTCTAACAAGAATGTTACTCTTAACTTTAACCACCCTGTTAAGGAACTCATTTGGATTCATACTGCTGCTGCTCGTGCTACAGCTTATGCTTCTACAACATATGGTTCAGGATGTTGGTTTAACTATTCTGGTATTGTACCTACTGCTGCTTCTCCAAGTGCAGCTGCAGGTGGAGATTCATTTCAAACTGCTCTTCTTCAACTTAATGGTCATGATAGATTCTCTGTTCGATATGCTGATTACTTTCGCAAGGTTCAAAACTATGAACACCATACTCGTGTTCCTCGTGTAGGTGGTGACCTTGCTGGTACTCAAGCTGATAATGTTCAACAATCATTACGACAATATATCTATTCCTATTCCTTTGCTCTTTCCCCTGAAGAGCATCAACCCAGCGGAACTTGCAATTTTTCACGTATCGATAACGCTGTTCTTCAATTGACTTATGATAAGACTATTCAGACTGTTCTCGATACTAGTTCCTTTAATCTTAATATCTATGCTGTTAACTACAACGTTCTCCGTATTATGAGTGGTATGGGAGGTCTCGCTTATTCTAACTGAAAGGAACAAAGGTTACTTTCGAACCTCCTTAAAAAGGAAAATTGGTTCATTATAAACTTTTATTTTTTATATATTTTATATTTTTAATTAAAATTATATTTTAAAATTTAATTTAAAATTCTCGATAAATTATTATTTTATATTAATTATATTATTTTTTACATTATTTTTTATATGTAAAAAATTGTATAATAAATGCTTTTTTATATTATTAAAAAAATATATTTATTATTTTTTAAATATTTTTTTGTAATTTTTTTAATTTATTCAAGAAATAAAATATTTATTAAAAGTATAAACATCAACTAACTAGCTTTTCAATTTACTAATTATTTATATTATCTATTAAAAATGGGAGGAGGACTTATGCAACTTGTAGCTTATGGTGCCCAAGATATCTATCTTACTGGCAACCCCCAGATTACCTTTTTTAAGGTAGTCTACCGTCGTCACACTAACTTCGCTGTTGAATCTATTGAACAGACCTTTAACGGTACTGCTGATTTCAACAAGCGTGTTACTGCTACCATCTCCCGTAATGGTGATTTGATTCAGCAGATGTATTTGGAAGTTCTTCTTCCAAATATGACTAGTGGAGCTGGTTCTACTTCCAACGTTTGGACTTATGGTGTTGGAAATGCCCTTGTTTCTCAAGCTGAAATTGAAATTGGTGGTCAACTCATCGATCGTCAATATGGTGACTGGATGAATATCTGGACTGAATTAACTATCCCTGCTGGAAAGCGTGATGGTTATGATAATATGGTTGGTAATGTTACTACATCTGGCGAACAACTTGGTGGTATTGCTTTTTCTTCTACTGCTACTTATCGTCTCTATGTTCCTCTTCAATTTTGGTTTAACCGAAATCCTGGTCTTGCTCTTCCTTTGATTGCTCTTCAATACCATGAAGTTAAGCTTAATCTTACAATCCGTCCTCTTGCTGACCTTATCAATGTAACTGCTTCACCTGTTGCTGCTGTTGCTCTTGGTTGTAAACTATATGTTGACTATGTATATCTTGATACTGATGAACGTCGTCGATTTGCACAAGTTTCCCATGAATATTTGATTGAACAGGTTCAATTTACTGGTACTGAAACTATTGCTGCTTTAAGCTCTAACAAGAATGTTACTCTTAACTTCAACCACCCTGTTAAGGAGCTTATCTGGGTACATACTACTGCTGGTCATGCTACTTCTGGTCCTGGTGCAAATACTTCTCAATGGTTTAACTATTCAGGTCTTAATGCTTCTGGTGCAGATTCTTTTCAGACTGCTCTTCTTCAACTTAATGGACATGATAGATTCTCTGTCCGATATAATGATTACTTTCGCAAGGTTCAAAACTATGAACACCATACTCGTGTTCCTCGTGTAGGTGGTGACCTTGCTGGTACTAAAGCTGATACTGTTCAACGTGCATTGCGCCAATATATCTATTCCTATTCCTTTGCCCTTTCCCCCGAAGAGCATCAACCCAGTGGAACTTGCAACTTTTCTCGTATCGATAACGCTGTTCTTCAATTAACTTATAATACTGCTGCTGAAACTGCTACTGGTCTATCTCTTAACCTTAATATCTACGCTGTTAACTACAACGTTCTTCGTATTATGAGTGGTATGGGAGGTCTCGCTTATTCTAACTAGAGAAATGAAACAAGATTATTTTCGAACCTCCTTAGAAAGGAAAATTGGTTCATTATAAAGGGAGGTTTGAAAGGAACCGTAGGTCCCTTTCGTTCCTTTCGAACATCCTTTTATATATTAAAAACTTTTTACCATTTTTTTATATTTTTTTGTAATAATTATAAAATTGATTTCTTATAATATAAATTGTTTTAATATAAAAACAAAAAATGTATGTAAATTATAAAAATAAGTACTAAAACAAAATAAAACAATATAAACTAAAAAATGTCAGAATCAGAACAAAATATACATAATTTATCAAATACATCTCCATTAAGATATCCAGGAGGTAAAACTAGAGCATGTAAAAAATTAGATGAAATATTAAATGCAAATTTTAATATAGAAAATATAAAAACCATAGTTTCACCATTCTTTGGTGGTGGTTCATTTGAATTTTTCTTACAAAATAAATATAATATAGATATTATATGTAATGATAAATTTAAACCATTATATAATTTCTGGAATATTTGTAAAGATAATTCAAAGAAAGAAGAATTATGCAAATTATTATATGAAATAGTAAATACAGAATCAAATAATATTACAAAAAATAAATTTTTAGAATATAGAAATGATATTATGAAAGAAACAGATATTTTTAAACAGACATTTTACTATTTCATTATAAATAGATGTTCTTTTAGTGGGGCAACTTTATCAGGTGGTTTCTCATTAGAAGCAAGTAAAAAAAGATTTACTAAATCATCAATAGATAGATTAAAATCATTAGATTTATCTAAAGTGCAAATTTATAATAAAGATTTTGAAGAATTCTTAAGTGATAATGTAATTCATAATACAATTGATAATACAAATACTCTTATATTTCTAGACCCACCTTATTATTTAGAAAAAGGTTCAAAATTATATGGTAATAAAGGTGATATGCATGAATCATTTAATCATAAAAAACTATTTGAATTATTAACAAGTAACACTAGTCAATTGCATAATAAAAAATGGTTGATGACTTATAATAATTGTGATTATATTAAAGATTTATATAAAAATTATATTATAATAGAAGTAGATTGGAGCTATGGTATGAATCCCAAAAAAAAATCATCAGAAATAGTAATTATAAATAATAATTAAATTAAGATAATTCGTATATAGTTTGTGTAAATATTTTATCATTATTTAATATTTTTGTATCATATTTTAAGCTCAATGATTTAGTAATAGATTTACTAGCATTATGTAATCTAAGATCAATATTAATGCCATTATCAAAACTTATAATAATATGATTACCTTTTACTTCAATTGAATTTATTAATTTAGGATCAGGTGTAGTTAAATAATCATATAATATAATTTGTTTTTTCTTTGTATCATACTTTACAATATAAACTTTATTATAATTTATTAAGAATTTCCAAAATGCTTTAACTTCTTCAGAATTAAGTTTTTCCAAATATTTTTTAGTATTATTATTAAAATCCAAATATAATTGTTCTTTATCAAGAGCTTTTATTTTATTAAAAGTTTCTAAGATTTTAATTTTTTCATACCATTTTATATTACATTTTAGATAATCTTCTTTATATTTAATTGAATTAGCTTCATTAAGATTGGATTGTTTATTAAATGCAGATGGTCTTGGATGTTTAATCGAAATATTATTTTTTTTTAAACTAAATCCTATAATATCATGATTTTTTATATTATCTGTATTGTATCCATCATTACTACCATACAATTCAAAATCAGAAACATTACCCTTTTTACCATCATTATCTTGTGTAAATTTTATTTTATTATATGTATTTATATTTATATCCTTAAATAATTTAGAAAGTGATTTTACACTTAAATTACAATCAGGATTTGTTATTTTTGTTTTTAATTTATTAAATTTATCTTCAGATTTTTTGTCATAAAAACTAAAATTGAATCCATTAACTAAAATTTCAACTATATTATATTCTAGACAATCTCCAGATTTTCTACTATTTGCCATTTTTATTTTTTAATATTTTAATAGTTTATATTATTAAAATTATTTTAGTATTATTAATTTTATTATGAAAATTCAATTTTATTTTAATTATTTTTAATTTTTATATTTAATATATTTGTTTTTTTTTATATTTTATATCTATATACTAAATAGTAAATATATTTCAATAAATTAATTAAAAAATGGCTGAAGGTTCGCTTTTATATGATTTATATATATCATTTGTTAAAGATAATTGGAAATTATATATTCTATATCTTTTAACCCTTATTTCTCTTCCATTACAAAGTATTGCAATGCCACATTATTATGGTGAAGTTATAAATAGTTTAAAAGATAAAAATTTAGCAAAGTCGAAATATCTATTCGGTGTTCTTCTAGGTATATGGGTTCTTATACAAGCATTTAGTATTGGCATTTCATATGTAGATAATTATATATGGCCCAAATTTCACGCATATATCAGACAATTTTTCTTTGATTTAATTGTTGACCGATATAATCAAAATTATCAAGAATTAGAGATAGGTTCTATTCTTACTAAGCTAATTAAGCTGCCTTGGATTCTAGATGATGTTTCTAATCAGGTACAACGTTTTCTATTAACTAATAGTATTCTAATTGTATCAAATTTTATTTATCTATATCAACATCATTATAGTTTAGGATTTATGTATTTAGGATGTATTGCAGTAGTTTTAATTATGTCCCGTCTTTATTTCAATACTTGTAATGCAAATATTAAGAAAGTAGAGCAAAATTATGATAACTGTCACGAAGAAATTGAGGATACATTACAAAATCTTCTATCAATATACACGAGTAAAAAGATTCCAGATGAGAAAAATCGTATTAAAGAAATAAATGATAAAACACAAAATGAGCAGTATGTAGCAGGTATATGTAATAGAAAATTCCGCATATATTTCTCAATTATCAATATATTTCTCTTTTTGGGATTAAATTATGTAGCATTTAGATTATTTACAAAAGGCAAAATACCTGTTGCAGGATTAGTAAGTATTTTCATCCTCAACTATACTATTCTCGGTTCTCTAGTAACTCTTTATGATTCTGCAAAAGATTTTATGAACGTTAAGAGTCATGTTGAACTCATCCAGAATTTTATTGATGAATTACCTAATACCGATACCAGTAAACAGACAAAGAAAATCCCTAATCCAGAAAAAGGATTGGATATCGTCTTTAAAGATATCGAATACACTCATAATAGTGCTAAGGAAAAACTTTTTAATAAATTGAACCTGAGAATTAAGCCTTTTGAGAAAGTTGCGATGCTTGGGACTGTGGGTAGTGGAAAAAGCTCGGCGGTTTCACTGATTTCTTCACTCCAAAAGTTTCAGGGTGGAAATATTTATATTAATGAAATGCCAATTACTGATATTGATATAACAAATTTAAGAGAAAAT